CAAGCATCTGCTCAAGTTTCATTTAATCCAACCACAGCTAGAAGATCTTATATTGCACAAAATATTGATTCGAATGATAGTAATATTTTTGCCGTTATTGTTCAGAACTTAGACACTAATACAGCAACAGATGTCTTCAATACTATTCAGTGGCGAGAAACTCGTTAGTGTATAAACCAACACATATAAATTGTTAAGAGATCATGTATCATATAGATACATTATAACCATAGCTCTGTGCCTTAATGGATCCATCTATTCTTGGACTTTACTTTACATTATTAATCATAGTATTAATGATTGCATACGCAGGTGTCGAAGGCACTCTGCGTGTTTTTGTTTATCTCGACTTACAGTTGCGCTACGCTTGGGTCAGGACTAGGATGTGGTTTATGAAGAAAAGATTGGAAAAAAATCTCAATCTTCATCCAACCAAATTCAAGGAATTCAAAAAATGAACACAAAAACATGCTCTAAATGTGGAGCTCGTTGGATAGACGGGAAACACTTTTGGGCAACAGGAAAACCTGGCAATGAAGATGATCTTGCAGGTCTTGTCTGTAATAAATTTGGAGATGATTCATGTATCAATCCGCAACGAGGATCTGAACTGGGAACGACTTGGGCAAAACGTCTTACGGAATTAGAACAAGATCATCCATATTGATATATACTTATTATATCATATTATGAAAAATGGAAAAAATGTCTGCCGAAGAAAGGATGGCAATTTGCGAATCCTGCGAATATTTGAAGGGTAAATATAAGAGGTGCTCTATTTGTAATTGCTTTATGGAGTTAAAGACAAAACTCCCCTTTGCAAAGTGCCCACATAATCCTCCAAAGTGGACTTAATATGTCAGGCGAAGTATATCTAGGTAATCCCAATCTAAAAAAAGCAAATACAAAGATTGAGTTTACTGCTGAACAAATTGAAGAGTTTATCAAATGTAAGCAGGATCCAGTATACTTTGCTCAGAATTATATCAAGATCGTCAACGTTGATGAAGGTCTTGTACCTTTCAAGATGTGGAAGTTTCAGGAAGGTCTGATTCGTAAGTTCCACGAAAATAGATTCAATATCTGCATGATGCCACGACAGACTGGTAAGTCTACCACGTCGGTTTCTTATCTGTTGCATTATGCAGTTTTTAATGACAATGTAAATATCGGTATTCTTGCTAACAAAGCATCTACTGCGAGAGACCTTCTTGCACGTCTACAAACAGCATACGAGAACTTACCCAAGTGGATGCAGCAGGGTATTCTTGCATGGAACAAAGGTAGTTTAGAGTTAGAGAACGGCAGTAAGATTCTTGCGGCATCTACATCTGCTGCTGCCGTTCGTGGTATGACATTTAATATTTTGTTCTTGGACGAATTTGCGTTCGTTCCAAATCATATTGCTGACGACTTTTTCAGTTCAGTTTATCCTACGATTTCATCTGGTAAGTCCACTAAGATTATTATCGTATCTACCCCCAAGGGTATGAATCACTTCTACCGCATGTGGCATGATGCGGAGAGAGGTGCAAATGAATATGTTCCAACTCAGGTTCACTGGTCAGAAGTTCCTGGTAGAGATGATGTTTGGCGAGAACAAACAATCAAGAACACAAGTGAACAACAGTTTCGTGTTGAGTTTGAGTGTGAGTTCTTAGGATCTGTTGATACTTTGATTGCACCAGCAAAACTTAGAAGTTTAGTTTATGATGCTCCAATCAAATCAAATCAAGGATTAGATGTTTATGAAGATCCAATTCCAAATCATGATTATGTTTGTACCGTTGACGTAGCAAGAGGAGTTGGTGAAGATTATTCTGCTTTTGTTGTTGTGGACATTACAACATTTCCACATAAACTTGTAGCAAAGTATAGAAAGAACGATATCAAACCAATGCTTTTCCCAAACGTGATATGGGAAACTTGTAAGGGATACAATAATGCATTCATATTGTGCGAGGTAAATGATATTGGAGATCAGGTAGCTTCAATTCTTCAATATGATCTCGAATATCAAAATCTTTTGATGTGCTCTATGCGCGGAAGAGCAGGACAAATCGTTGGGCAGGGTTTCTCTGGAAAGAAAACTCAACTTGGCATTAAAATGTCCAAGACTGTTAAGAAAGTTGGATCACTCAATCTTAAAACAATGATTGAGGCAGACAAACTGTTGTTTAAAGATTATGAAGTTATCAGTGAACTTACTACCTTCATTTCAAAAGGAAACTCATTTGAAGCAGAAGAGGGATGTAATGATGACCTTGCGATGTGTCTTGTCATTTATGCTTGGTTGGTAGCACAGGATTACTTTAAGGAACTTACTGATCAGGATGTTCGTAAGAGATTATATGAAGAGCAGAAGAATCAAATTGAGCAGGATATGGCTCCATTTGGATTCTTAGATGATGGACTAGGTGATAATAGTTTCGTAGATGCTGATGGTGATAGATGGTTTGCGGATGAATATGGAGATCGATCTTATATGTGGGATTACCTCTAATGGACTTAGAAGATCAGTTTCAACTAGATCATTTACTCTTCAATGAAAGAGAATGTAAGACCTGTGGGGAAAAGAAAAATCTGATTGAAGAGTTTTATAGAACTCGCAAAGATAAAGGTTCAGTTCCATCTTCTTATTCATATGAATGTAAGGATTGTACTAAAAAAAGAATTATTGTAAGCAGAATGACAAACAGAGTGTTTGATAAATGGGAATATCCAGATTGGTAGTTTGTTCACGTCCCATTTCCCCCCTCTAAATACCACTATTTTATAAATAATCTTAGACAAATATGGACCTAAAAAAGGAGTAACAAATGGCAGTAGCATTATTGTCTCCTGGTGTACTGATTAGAGAGGTAGATCTCACTGTCGGTAGAGCCGAAAACGTTTTAGATAACATTGGTGGCATCTGCGGACCTTTTACACAAGGTCCAGTTGATGAACCATATACCATTGAAACAGAGCAAGAACTGATTGAAGTCTTTGGTAAACCAATCAGCACTGATGCCCAGTATGAGTACTGGATGAGTGCAAGTTCTTTCCTTACTTACGGTGGTGTTCTTAAAGTTGTAAGAACCAATGGTTCTACTCTGAATAACGCTAACGCTGGTAATGATGTATATGCCGATACGGCACTCAAAATTAAAAACTACGACGACTATAAAGAAAACTACACCACTGACACTGGTTGGACTTATGCTGCCAAAACTCCTGGTAAGTGGGCAAACGGTCTGAAACTCTGCTTCATCGATGATCTGGCAGATCAAACCGTTGGCGTTACCACAACTAGTCTTGCTGGTCTTGGTGTTACTGTTGGATATGCAGTTACAGTTGGTCTCACTAATCTGGTGATTCCTAACGCAACAACTGGTACGATTTCAACTATCACCACTGGATATCTGAAAGGTATTGTTACTGGTGTTAAGACCGATTCAGATGGTGGAGATTCCACTTTTGATGTTAAGTGGTTCTCACGTGTCAATGCCTCTGGCGCAGGTTCAACTGAGACCAGAATTTCTTACGAAAAGAATAGTGATTCTGCTTCGATTTCAATCGGAAGCACTTATCAAGATGATACTTCGATTACCTTCAAAGACAGTTCTGGTGCAGTAACTGGTTCTGGCATCTCTGCTGTTACTGCCGTTGACTGGTATGATCAACAGCAACTTCCAATTGTAAATGGAAATGTTTTCTGGAAGTCCATTTCTCCAAAACCAGTTTCTAACAACTACGTCACTGAGCGTCAGGGATACAATGATGGAATGAACATCTGTATCGTTGATGATGAAGGAAATGTAACTGGTATTCAAGGCAATATTGTTGAGAAGTTCTCTTCACTGTCCAAGGCACTTGATACAGTATCTTCTGTAAACTCTCCACAGAAAATCTGGTACAAGGACTTCCTGGCAGATTTCTCTGGTTATGCCTACGCTGGTGTTAACCCATCTAGCGATGAAGATTCTTTCTGGGGAACTGTTCCAAGAGCAACTGGATTCTCAACCAACTTTGTTCCTTATACCACTTCTGAGGGTCTGTGGGGACAAAATGCTCAGGGTGTTACTTATTCTGCCCTGGGTAACGTTGGTTATGCTTTCAGTGGCGGTGTTGATTACAGCAGCACTGGTGGTCACAAGGCAACTCTGGGTGATCTGATCACCTCATACAATCTTTTCCGTAATAAGGAAGAGGTTGAGGTTGATTACCTGATCATGGGTCCTTCGATCAATGGTATTGAAGAGTCACAAGCTAAGGCAAACAGACTGATCTCGATTGCCGAAGAGAGACAGGATTGCGTTGCTGTTGTTTCTCCACACAGATCTGGTGTTGTTGGTGTTATCGATGATGACACTCAGACCTCCAACATCGTCAAGTTTGCCAACGGAGTTAAGTCTTCCTCCTATGGCATCATTGATTCTGGTTATAAGTATACTTATGACCGTTTCAACAATCAGTTCCGTTACATTCCTACGAATGCTGACGTTGCTGGTCTCATGGTTCGCACTAACATTAGAGCGTTCCCATGGTTCTCACCTGCTTGTCAGCAGCGTGGTGTACTGAACAATGCCGTTAAACTGGCATATAATCCAAATCAAAATCAAAGAGACGAACTTTATCAGGCACGTGTAAACCCAATTTCATTCCAACCTGGTATCGGCATTCTGCTCTTCGGTGATAAGACTGCCCTTGGTTATGCCTCCGCGTTCGATAGAATCAACGTAAGGCGTCTATTCCTGACTGTGGAACAAGCCTTAGAGGGTGCTGCAAAAGCGCAACTGTTTGAACTCAATGATGAAATCACAAGAGCTAACTTTGTCAACATCGTAGAACCTTATCTGCGTGATGTTCAGGCAAAGAGAGGAATTTATGACTTCCTCGTTATTTGTGACGAAACAAATAACACTCCTGATGTTATTGATAACAACGAGTTCAGAGCGGACATCTTCTTGAAGCCCGCCAAGTCTATCAACTATGTCTCCCTCACCTTCGTTGCCACCAGAACTGGTGTCAGCTTTGAGGAAGTTGCTGGTAGAGTCTGATTCATTCCCCTTACGAAGATTCCACGGAGCATAGAAAACAATGGCTGAATCACCACAAATCAAAACACTTTCCAACTTTAAGTCTATCCTCAAAGGGGGCGGTGCCCGCCCCAATCTATTTGAGGTAACGATTCCTGAGTTCCCAGCATATGTCACCAAAGATGGTGAAATGCTGAAAGACCTTACCTTTATGTGTAAGGCTGCTAACCTCCCAGCATCCAACGTTGCTTCTATCGATGTTCCTTTCAGAGGTCGTACTCTGAAAGTTGCTGGCGATAGAACTTTCGATCCTTGGACCCTCACCATCATCAATGATGAGGATTTCAGAATTCGTCATGCAATGGAAATGTGGATGAACGGTATCAGCAAACTCTCCAACAATACTGGCGCATCTAACCCCAATGCTTACATGAAAGACGCTTATGTCTATCAGTTAGGCAGAGGTTCATCTGGTCAGATCGAAACCACTACTGCTGTTCCTGATGCAGGACAAGGCAGAACCACTGGAACAAAAGCAAACGTTCTGAGATCGTATCGTTTCTACGATATTTTCCCAACTGCCGTTTCCGAGATTGCTCTTGGATATGATACTGAGAACACCATTGAGGAGTTTACTGTTGAGTTCCAAGTTCAATACTTTGAAATCGCTGGTGGTCCTGGTGCGCTGAACTGATAAATAGTTCATCGTAAAAAATTGCATAATGGCGAAACTATTCGGTTTTTCAATTGAAGATTCCCAAGAAGAATCTAAATCAGTGGTCAGTCCTGTTCCTCCTTCAAACGAGGACGGGAATGACCACTATGTTACATCTGGATTTTTCGGATCTTACGTAGATTTAGAAGGAACATATAAAAACGAAGTTGAACTTATTCGTCGTTATAGAGAGATGGCACTGCATCCAGAAGTGGACAGTGCCATTGAAGATATTGTAAATGAGGCAATTGTAAGCGACCTTAATGACAGTCCCGTTGAGATTGAACTGTCAAACCTCAATGCCTCTGATGGAATTAAGAAAGTAATTAGAGATGAGTTTAAAACCATCAAAGATCTTCTTGACTTTGATAAAAAATCGCATGAGATCTATCGTAACTGGTATATTGACGGGAGATTATACTACCATAAAGTTATTGATTTAAAAAAACCAGAGGAAGGAATTAAAGAACTTCGTTATGTTGACGCAGCAAAGATGAAATATGTGCGTCATGTAAAGAAAGATACAAAAGACTTAGGTGTAATTGCTAGAAAAACTGATCTTAATTCTGTTGATCTGGCATTTCCAGAGATTGAAGAATATTTTGTTTATACTCCAAAACTTAACTATCCAGTTGGCAATCCTTCCGCATCACAGGATCAAAAAGCAGTTAAGTTTTCAAAAGATTCTATTTCATATTGCACCTCAGGTCTTGTAGATAGAAATAAAGGATCAACACTTTCATATCTTCATAAAGCAATTAAGGCACTCAATCAGCTTAGAATGATTGAGGACTATCTGGTTATCTACCGTTTGAGTAGAGCACCTGAGCGTCGTATCTTTTATATCGATGTTGGTAATCTTCCCAAAGTTAAAGCAGAACAATACTTACGTGATGTGATGTCACGTTACAGAAATAAACTTGTTTATAACGCAGCGACTGGTGAGATTCGTGATGACAAGAAGTTTATGTCCATGATGGAAGACTTCTGGTTGCCACGTAGAGAAGGTGGTCGTGGAACTGAAATTACAACTCTTCCTGGTGGACAAAACCTTGGCGAACTAACTGACGTTGAATATTTTAAGAAAAAACTGTATAAGTCTCTCAATGTTCCCATCTCACGTATTGAAGGAGATGGTGGATTCAATCTAGGACGTTCTTCTGAAATTCTAAGAGATGAACTTAAATTTAGTAAGTTTGTCGGACGTTTGAGAAAAAGATTTTCTCAGTTG